AATGGTTGTTGACATGTAGCCCTCCTTGAGGCCGCTATTGACTTACAGATGGGTGCATGGTACAATGCACCCTCTTGTATGTCAAGCTATGGAGGCATCATGCCCAAGAAGATTGGTGAATGGCTCGAGGATTGGGAGACTGAGTCTCCGGGCACCAACCCATATTTCTCAGTGAGGAATGGGAAGACCTTCATCCCTGCCAAGGGCATGGTGAAGCTTGAGCAGATCGAGCAGAAATACGGCTTCACCAGAGACATGAAGTTGTGGCGCAACTTCCCTCCCGCACGGAAGGAAGAGCTGATGGCGATTGGGAGCATGCTGGTGATGCTCGATGAGATTGACCGCAACACCTCCGATCTCATGGTGCTCACCAGCAAGGTGTCAGAGGATGCAAAGAAGCTGGAGCAGGCCATCATGAAGATGGAGGGTGGGCCAGAGATGATGGAAGCCCTCAAGATCAAGTTCCCCACCGTTATGGCGCGCCGAGGGACCATGTATGAGGTTTGAAAGTGCTTTGAGAGTAAAGGTGACAAGATTGGACAACGCATGGGAAGTGGAGATCGTGATGATAAGGGATGCGGGGGAAGTGAGCCCGCCAGCGATTTCTGGGGTGATCAAACTTACGCCCAGCTCCTCAGAGGAAGTGTTGGCGATCCTGAAACACTACATAAAGTAGGCGTGCGTGTCTCACTGAGACCGCTCGTGATACCGCCAGTTCCCGAGGAGTGGGTTCTGGATGGAAAGCCGGAACCAGAAGGGTTTCGTTGGTGGCACCTCTACAAAACGGTGGCATCAAGGATGCTGTTGATGGTTCTGACAGAACAGAGCCCGGTGAAGGTCTTGCCGATAAAGACTGACGGCATTCGTTGTGGCTTTGTACCAAGGAAGCCAGACGACATAGATATCGAAATAGCTTCAATATCTAGGGCGCAGATGATGGACGCGTGTGTCGCCTTCTTCAAATGGGAGATCAACGATGCCAAGAGGAAGAAAGAAGGAGTTTGAGCGCTACTATGTGCATGGGCGCACAAGCTTCCTCCAGAAGCAGCGTGAAAGGCTTGCAGCTCTTGCGGAGCAGAGAAAGAAGGAGGCCTCAACCTCCCTCCGCAAGAACAGGCAGTTCATGTCGCGGGTGGAGTTCTTGGAGTACATGGAAGCTGCCGAGGATCATCTCGGCAAGCTGAAGTCCATCACCTACTATGTGGAGGGCATGAAGAGGTTGCTGTGGCTCAACATGCAGCTGTCAGCTGAATTGAGGAAGTGGGAAGGTAGATGGAACAAGCTGGAGGAGAAATATCTCGATGAAATCAACAGACTCAAGGAAGAAGCGCAGGGGCATCCGCTACGAAGCGGCGCGCAGGAGGATAAGCCTTCTGGAGAGAAAAAACAGAGAGCTCTTGCAAATGGTCTCTGGGATAACATTAAAAACCCTGCTCCTCGATACGAAGCTTTTGCATCAGAGCCGTCCTCCGAAGAAGCTCTCTCCGGGCGTGATCGAGATGCTCTCGTTGCTCATCGAAGAGCTCTCCTCGATGGGAGCGAGCAGCGAAGAAATCGCAAAAGGGGTGGCAAATCTTTTGCAGTCGGGGTCATTAAAGTTGATCGAGCGGGAGCCGTCCCCGGAGATGGTGTATGCGGGGAACGCGAAATGGCATCTGGAGCAGGATGTGTGGAGGAAAGCTCATGACGGGGCGAGGGGAGAGATGTACAGGCATGTGTGGGCAGTGATGCATGACGAAGCGTAGCGCTCTCACCATAGTGGCTGCACCAGAGCAGCCCGGCATTGTCATGATTGGTATAGATGACAAGGCCATGGCTGATCTCAATTCCGGCAGTGGAAGGTGGTGCGTGTATGCCAACTCCCACAGAAGAAGGGACCTGAACAGAAAATGGTCGTCAAAAGGGATGATCGGCTTTGCCGACCCTGTTCCTGACAGCGTCTTCTCGGTGAAGAAAGGTGATGGCTCCAGAACCTACACCACAAGAAACAACTACCGCTTCACAATAGAGGATGGTGTTGTTGGTGATGATGAGAGGTGTGTGAGGGGGGAGTACAGGAGGCTTATCTTCAGTATGTATGAAGAGCTGGGACACCTCGAGATGGCTGAAAAAAGAAATGCGTATGCGATAGGTGGAGTTTCTTGGACATGTCTGCAGGAAACAGAAAAAGAAAGTATTCTCACCGGTGGGCCGGGAGTCTGCCACTCGGGAACAAGGGTGTCTCCAGAAGACTTCGAAAGCTTTTCCGAAGGCACTTGGGGAAATGCGTCTACTGCGGAAGACAGACAAAGATGGAGGCGTACCAGAGAGGTAAACCCATTAACGATGATGTTGCTACCATTGACCACGTTATTCCTCTCTCCAGAGGCGGAAGCGAAGATAGTGGTAATCTTGTCCTTGCCTGTAGGCGCTGTAACCTCCGTAAAGCGGATAGGACAGATGAGGAGAGGCGTGATGATAGACGTCGACTCAGGCTACAACTACATGGTGAACCCGGAGTGGAGTGCCCTGTAGAGCCGAGAAAGTGGATTGGGAGGAGAAAGAGGGACAGGTTGAAGAACGTTGAGTACGTATTGGAGAGGGTTGTAGAGAATGGCGCGGAAGAGTGAGAAGGATGGTATCGCCTACCATGACATCAGGTATCTGACCCCGGTCCAGATGGCCTACTACAAGTTCATCAAGGACTACATTGCGAGGAACAACATCAGCCCGTCCCGGGAAGAGATCGGGAGGCATTTTGGGGTCACAGGGTCTTCGGCATCGAGGATGGTGGACAAGCTTCACCATGCTGGGGCGGTCTATTCCCCGGCAGGGGTGAAGAGGGCCATTCAGGTCAGGAAGCTCTTCAGCACCAAGGTGAGGCCTATTGTACCGGTGTTTAAGGGGTTGGCCTCGAAAAGGAGCCTGAAGGCCTCCAAGGTGGAGGAAAGCTACACCGGCTACTGGGACAACCAGCCTCCTGCAGGCAAGCGATCTGAATAGGAATGCATATCCTTCCACAATCCTAGGTTTTGTGGTATTTACATCTTGTAGATGTAAATCCACAAGGCCTCTGTGTGAATTTAGACCTGTCGTCCATCAAGAACCTTCCCCCGGAAAAGGTGAGGGAGCTTCTGGCCCTCTTGGAGGAGCTGGAGCAGACACAACGGATTGAAGGTGCCCGCGAGCACTTCATGCCGTTTGTGAAGCATGTCTGGCCCGATTTCATCGAGGGCCGACACCACAAGATCATGGCCGACGCCTTTGACAGGGTGGCCTCAGGCAAGCTCAAGCGGCTTATCATCAACATGCCGCCCCGACATACCAAGTCTGAATTTGCCTCTTACCTGCTTCCTGCGTGGTTTCTGGGGCGCTTCCCGAAGAAGAAGATCATTCAGGCATCCCACACTGCTGATCTGGCGGTGGGCTTTGGCCGCAAGGTCAGAAACCTTGTGGATTCCGAGCGCTACAACGAGGTCTTCGGGAAGACCATTCTCGCCACCGACTCCAAGGCCTCTGGCCGCTGGAGCACCTCCATGGGAGGCGAATACTACGCCATCGGTGTAGGTGGCGCCGTGACCGGTAAGGGCGCCGACCTCTTCATCATTGACGACCCCCACTCAGAGCAGGACGCAATCTCAGGGGATGCCAGCCCCGATGTCTACAAGAAGGCGTTTGAGTGGTACATCACCGGCCCTCGCCAGCGTCTCCAGCCCGGCGCCGCGATTGTGATTGTTATGACCCGTTGGTCTGCCCTTGATTTAACAGGGCAGCTTGTAAAACGCAGCAACAACGGCGATGCCCACACCTCTGAATGGGAAGTTATCGAATTCCCGGCGATCCTGCCGTCAGGAAACCCCCTCTGGCCAGAGTTTTGGAGCCAGAGCGAGCTTCTGAAGGTGAAGGCAGACATCTCCCCATCGAGATGGTCGGCTCAGTACCAGCAGAACCCAACCGCAGATGATTCAGCCATCCTGAAGCGGGATTGGTGGAAGCGTTGGAATCAAAGCCTCCCCCCAAAGGTGGATTTCATCATCTCATCTTGGGACACGGCGTTCCTCAAAACAGAGCGCGCCAACTACTCAGCCTGCACAACTTGGGGCGTCTTTCAGGGTGGCGATCCAGACAGGCCGGTCCCACAACTGATCCTTCTGGATGCGTGGAGAGACCGGGTGGAGTTCCCGGAGCTGAAGAAGTTTGCCAAGGCCCATTACATGAAATGGCGCCCTGACATGAATATCATCGAAACCCGCGCCGCAGGTGCCCCGCTCATCTTTGAGCTAAGGGCCATGGGAATCCCTGTGAATGAGTTCACCCCCTCAAGGGGTCAGGACAAGATCGCCAGAGCCAACTCGGTGGCAGACATCTTCCGCTCGGGAATGGTGTGGGCACCCGAAATGAGATGGGCGGATGACGTCATCGAAGAGTGCGCGTCCTTTCCCAATGGAGAGAACGACGACTTTGTGGACACCGTTACTCAGGCGCTCATCAAGTATCGTCAGGGCGGAATGATCCGCTCCGACAACGACGAAGTCGAGAAGAAGAACCCAACCTATCGCCGGATAGTGGAATACTACTGACCGGAAGGAGATCGAGATGATCAACAAGCAATTCTCCCCGAACACGGATTCGGCAATGGAGCCCAGCGCACTTCAGGTCGAGCCGAACCCGAAGGAGATGACGGTGGACCTCGAGGCAGAGCTCGAGGATGAGATGCTGACCATGATGGATGATGGCAGCATGGAGATCACCATTGGCGAGGGTGGTGAGGAAGGCGTTGCCGACCCCTCAGATTTCAACACCAATCTTGCTGAGGTTATTCCTGAAGCGACAATGCATCTGGTGGCGTCCGACCTCGTCACCCTTTTCGATGCTGACAAGGAGGCCCGGAAGGATTGGGAATCTGCTATCGCCAAAGGGCTGGAGCTGCTCGGTGTGAAGAGTGAAGCTCGCACTGAACCGTGGCCGGGGGCCTCCGGTGTGTATCATCCAGTACTTGCGGAGACGGCAATACAGTTTCAGGCCCATGCTATCATGGAGCTTTTTCCTGCCTCTGGCCCTGCACGTACAGTTGTCTACGGAGAAGAAACTGAAGAGCTGCTTCAGAAAGCGGGACGGGTCGAGCAGGAAATCAACTTCCAGATCACGCAGAAAATGACGGAATACAGATTTGAGACGGAACAGCTGCTCTACCGTCTTGCACTGTGCGGGAGTGGGTTCAAGAAAGTTTATATGGACCAGAGTCTCGGTAGGCCTGTTTCCATGTTCGTCCCCGCTGAAGACATGGTCGTGCCATACGGCGCATCTGATCTCGAAAGCGCTGAAAGATGTGTTCATGTGATGAAGAGGTCCCAAAACCAGCTGAAGAAGCTTATGAAGACGGGCTTCTACAAGCAAGTTGAGCTGGAGCTTCCTCCCCCGAAATATTCACAGGTCAGGGAAAAGACCGACAAGTTGGTTGGTGAAACTCCGTCCATGGAGATTGATGACCGCCACGACATCCTTGAGATGCACGTGGAGGTTGATTTCTCCGAGCACGGGTGGCGCGATCCGTTTGCCGAAGACGGCATTGCTGCCCCATATGTCGTGACCATCGAGCACTCCTCAAGGAAGGTGCTTGCGGTGAGGCGCAACTGGAACGTGGAAGACCCGCACAGGGTGAAGAACCAGCATTTTGTGCATTACCAGTATCTCCCGGGGCTTGGGTTCTATGGCACAGGCCTGTTCCATGTCATTGGCGGTCTGGCGAAGTCGGCAACATCCCTTCTCAGGCAGCTGATCGACAACGGCACCCTGTCAAACCTCCCCGCTGGCTTCAAGGCGCGCGGGTTGAGGGTCAAGGATGACAGCAACCCTCTCAAGCCCGGAGAGTTCAGGGATGTCGACGTCCCGGGCAACTCCATCAGGGATGGCATCCTCCCACTTCCCATCAAGGAGCCGTCACCAGTCCTCCTGAGCCTTCTCCAGAATGTGGTGGATGAGGCCCGCAGGGTTGGGTCGGTTCCGGACATGGACATTACCGACCTTCAGGAAGGTCTCCCGGTTGGCACCACTCTGGCGGTTCTGGAGCGGTCACTGAAGGTCATGTCTGCCGTGCAGGCGCGTATGCACGCTGCCCTGAGGCTTGAGCTTGGCATGATCTCCAAGATCATTTCCCAGCTCCCCGGCAACTATGAATATGGCATCGAAGGCCCGTTTGACCGCGCCGAGGATTTTGCCGACCGCATTCGTATTGTGCCGGTGTCTGATCCCAACGCCTCCACCACGGCACAGAGGGTCATCCAGTACCAGACGGTTCTGCAGCTGGCAGCCCAGCAGCCGACCCTCTACGACATGCCCCGCCTCCACAGGACCATGCTCGACTATATCGGCGTGAAGGATGCGGCCAAGTTGGTGAAGATGCCGGATGACTTTACCCCGATGGACCCGGTCGCCGAAAACATGGCAATCCTGACTGGAAAGCCAGTG